AACTACATTACCTACAACGGCATCTTTAGCTATTCTAGCTCCGTATGAAAGAGATGTTACCGTCTCAACTAATTGGTTATTTATAACACCCGCACCATTTCCAAATACTCCATTATAATATGCCGAACCATTTATAATAGATTGTTGATTTCCTCCAAGTATTAAATCGGTTGCAACACCATCTATAATATATCCAGTATCTCTTCTACATTTATCTCTATCATATGTAAATGGTGTCCCAGTCTGGTCTTTACCTTTTATATAAACATGCTCAATGAAGTAGATTATCTCTTCTTGAATTAATGATTTATTTCCTAATAATGCAGCTTTTGCATTTGATTTAGCATTAGTTGGTGCAGAAATCGCTCCGTTTACCGAAATGATTTGAGCCATTCTACTTGCGTAAAGAATAGCTGCTATTGTTTGGTCTTTTTGAGTATTTGCTACTCCACTTCCTCCAAATTGAATGGCTCCAAAGTTACCATTATAATATGATATACCTGCTTCAACCGTTCTTTGATTTCCTCCAAATACTAAATCATCTAATACGGCATCTATAAGTAAACCAACATCTCTTTTACATCTTAAACTATTATAATCAAAGAAAGGAAAAACGGCATTTAAATATTCAACTGTTTCATCCTGTATAAACCCTTTATTTTGTAATACTAATGTTCTAGCATTTAATTTATTCGCATCTGTAGATATTACTTCTGAATTATTAACAACCACCGGAGCAGTTCCTAATCCTCCGTTGATAATAGATGTGATAACTGCAAATGATGAACTGATTGATGATGATACTGCGTTAGTACCACCTGTTCCTGTTATCTGAACATTTGTGGAAAGTTTTACAGGTGTTCTACCATTTTCTACTAATGCAGGAACTACACCTAATCCATTACCTAATATATTTATTACGGTTGCAAATGAAGAACTTACTGATGAAGATTCTGAGTTTCCACCATATCCATCGTAAAAACTTTGTGATACATTTCCAACTAATACTAAAGTAGTTGCACCATTTTTCACTTCGGCTGGAGTTACACCCAACCCACCTGCTAATATTTCAGCAACAGTTGCATATGATTGTGAAATAGCAGAAGCTTCAGTTGCAGAACCACTATTTCCAGACCCACTAACTTGTGAAGCGGATATTTGATAATTGCTGTATATACTTTGTACCGCTGCTTTAACTGATTTAAATGCAGTTGCAGGTGATTTACCTCTATGAGGAGTTATTAAAATATCACTACCATATTCAGCAACATAAATTCTTCTAGATTCTTCAGGAAAAATAATCTTAGAAGCTGATATTTGATTTAATGTTATGTTTAATGAAGCAGTATATGTAGATTTTGCTGAACCAGTTAATACTGCATTCGCACTTACATCCCCTCGTAATATAAATCTCTGTTCCTCTAAAGAATTAACTCTTTGTTCGATTGAAGAAGAAAACGGACCTTTTAGAGTACCACTTATATATACATCTTGAATGAAAGTAGAATCTCTTGTTACAGTTATACTACCCGTTATTACCGATGTTCCAATTTGTTTTGAAGAACCGGAAAGTAAAAAACTACCAGTGATTTCATGTGTACTAGCGGTGTTGATACCTAATTGTGAGTTTCCTGATACAAATAGAGATTCACTTACCACCAATGATGATGATATGAATGTCCTATCAAGACTCATTAGGATTTCGTTATTACCTAATACCGATATACCAAGTGTACCACTTGCAACTAAATTTACACCTGAATTTTGTTTACCTATTACTTTCATTTAAGAAAAGAATTTTATTTTGTTTATTTATTACCCCTGTTCCAAAACAGATACAATTACATCGAAAGCAGTATTTGCTGAACCTGTTACCGAAATAAAATCTCCTGCTTCTAATACTAATTTTTGGTCGCCACCAAATAACACTAATGTTGAATTTTCAGCAACGATAAATCCTTTGATTACATGCGAAATATCAGCGGTAGAAACATCATGTGCCTTTACCGTTAATCCAACATCTGCTGCAGCTATATTAGCCACAGATACTCCTATGACTGTAGAAGTTCTACCTGCTGGACAAGTGTATGCAACTGCTCCCGCAGTTCCTACCCCACTTTCTAAGCTATTTTTGAAAAAGTTTGCCATTTGTTTTTAATTATATATAATTATTAAGTTATTTAGTTTATCCTAATGCAATTGCCAATGCAACCGCAGTATCTATTATATCATCTCCCTGAACTAATAAACTTCCACTAATATTGAAATTTTTATTAAGATTCATTCGTTGATTAGTGTGGTCCCAAACAAATTGTATAGGTGTAGTAGGCCCTAAAATCGTTAAACCTGCATCAGCAGATTGTAAAGATGATAACGAACCACTTGCTATGATAATATTCTTATCTTCAATCTGTAGGTTAGAAACCTGAAGTTGTGTAACATCTCCTAATATTTCAAGGTTACCATCAACTTGTAAGTTTCCACTTACTCTCATATTCTTTTCAAAGAAAGAATACTCTTTAACAGTTAATGAAGAACTTAATTCAGTATTACCACTTACAAATAATCCTCCTGTTATTGCAGTAGAACCTGTTACTCTTAATGTACTATTTAATCCTACCGCTCCACTAACATTTAATGTAGAATGTAAAGCAGTTGCACCATTTGATTTTAGTGTTCCGTTTACTATCTCATTACCAAATATAGTTAAGTTACCAGATATCGCTGCGTTATTAGCAATATTAAGATTATTACCACCTGAAATATTATTGTTTACAATTAAGTGTTGAATAGAAGCGGTATTTGTAATAGTAACATTTCCTAAGTTTATATTACCATATACACCTAAGTTACCACTTACTTCTAAATTACCTGTTAAGTATGTAGATGCAGAAACTTGTAAACCAAATCCACTAATAGAATCTCCTTCGATTTTTAAACCTTTGTTAAGGAACATTCTATCACCAACTTCTCTATAAACAAATTGAGCACTAGCTCCACTTATAAATAAACCAGCTCCTTCTACTTGAGAAGGTATTGTAGAACCACTTCCAATTTCAATTAATTTAGCTTCAGCAGAAACTCTACTTACTCCTAAATAAACTGAATTACCTCTTACGGTTAAATCTCCCGCTATAGATGCACTACCTTCAATTAATCCACTAGCACTAGTCGCTAAATCTCCAATATTTACAACACCTAAAATAGTTGTTGAACCGGTTACATAAAGTGAAGATGAAACGTTTACTAATCCAAATGATGCGGTATTAAAGTTTTGAATATTACCTGCATTATTACCAGTACCATTTATTAAAACATTAGTTGTATTAGTAGTTAATCCACCTGCTAATATTGTAGAACCCGTTACCGATAAATTTGATGTTAATTGAGTTCTATTATTTAAAGCGATACCATTAGTTGCACCAATGTTTACTCTAACCGATGTATTATCTCCAGGAGTTGCGTATGCTATGTTAACTGAACCTGCACTTCCTCCTCCATTTGATACAACTATACCACTACTTGTTACTCCGGTAGTTATCTGTGAATCTAAAACACCATCTGTACTTTGATTTCTTAATACTATTTTACCAGGTGCTCCAGCAATAATAGGAGAGTTATCATCATCAAATATTATACTAGCATTTCTGAAAGGTGATATTCTCTTATGTAAAATTTCTAAAGTACTTCCAGAATATTCCTGTGAAAATGCACCACTAATACTTGTGATACTCGTTTGTGAATTACTTCCAATAAATAGGTTTCCACTAATCTGTGTTGTTCCTATATTTCCTGCATTAAGAAGAACACTACCGGTTACGGTTAATCCATTACCAAACGAACCACTACCATCTGCTCTTAAATCTTGATTAATATTAACCCTACCACCTGCACCCAATACACTTAGTTGATTATTAAGTGTAGTTGCACCATCAACTTGTAATGTTTGTGTTAATATCGCAGATGAACCTGATACTTGCCCTAATACATGTAATGTTCCACTTGAGAATACATTACCATTAGTACCTTCTACAATGAATTTACCATTACCAATGTTAAATTGTTCCTGTGCATTGAAATATCTAATACCGGACATATTTACCAAAGAACCTCCTTGAGTAAATACCAATCCATTATCTGCTGCGGATGGATTAAACGATGGATTTAAGTTAGCAAATACACCACTAACCATAAATAAATTTCCACCGGAAGATGAAATATTACCCTTTAATATAATACCAGTAGTTCCACTTACATAAAGGTTACCACTTGCAAAAGTATTACCCGTATTTGGTTCTACCCAAAATCTATCTTGTGAACCAGAACCTAATCTTAATTTTGCTCCCTCAATGTATTCGAAATCATTTGATGCTGTTAATTGATTTACCGCATTAACAAATACTATATTATTTGGTGCATCCACTCCTGCTAATGCAGCTAATGAAAGTGAACCTAAATAGGCAGTATTCCAATATTTTGCAGCAGTTCCTAAATCAAAACTAGCTGATTGGTTTGGGATAAGGTCGGAAGTGAAATCTGCTACAACGGTTACAGAATCAGTATCATTATCTCCTAATTTAAGACTACCACTAATAGTAACATCTCCTCTAAAGTAAGCATTAGAAGCAGTAATATTTCCTGTCACCGAAAGTGAACCTGAGTTTTCGAACACAGATGAACTTCCCCACGTATTAATACCTGCTATGCCTGTATTTAATTTAACGAGGGTTACCTCTTCACTCCCACTTGCTCCGAATTGAACTGTTTGTAAGGTTGAATTAAAGAAAGGTTCACCATATTGTAGTGTACCCTTAGTTCCGTTATTACCCCTTCTTATCTGTAATAATGCCATTTATCTGTAGTTGTAGATTTCTTATACTTCTATAAATATAACTCTTTCCAATTATCCAATATTTTAATATCCGAATCTCGCTTTGTGAGTTGCGTGTAAAGCCTGAATGCTTGCTATATCCAATACTCCATTATATACTTTAACGAATGCGATATTTCCTGATTGAACTTCAAATCCACCTGAACGGCTGAATAATCTTAATTGGTTGAATCCACCTCCACCACCACTTGTTGCTGTAAAAGAATGAGTAGTTGGTGCAGTAGTTGTCGATGCATATAATTTACCGGTACTAGTTATCGTATCCCACGTTGCCCAATCTAAATGCCAAACGGTATCAGCACCGCTTCCTGGTAAGTTTACAGAAAAGTTTGGATAGAATGTTTTTGGGTTTCCATTATATGCACCCATTAACCAATCCTTAGTTGCTTCACTCTGTGTGTTTAATAATCTACCGGATGCGGTTGCCGATAACTTATATGCCATAAATACCGTATAACTTTGTGCGGTAACATAGTTTGGCCCACCAACGATAAAATCCGTTCCTGTACTATTTGATTTAGCGAATGTTCCACCATTAGCACTATTCCAAGTAAGAGAAGCACCAGCATTTGATGTTAATGTATAAGTACCAGTTGCATCTGTTGATACACCACTAGTTGGAACGGCAGCAAAGTTAGCTGCATCCAAATCAAAAATTAAATTAAAATTAATAGCTGCGGCGATTGGATAATTTTGATTAAATCCAAAGTTTTGAAATATCATATTATTGCATTGCTTTAGTTGATACTACATACATATTTGTTGAATCAAATGCGACCAATGAAAGTACATCTTTTTTACCACTACCTAATGAAGCAGTATAAGAACTACCAGATGGTTGTAATAATAAAGGTGATAATGATGCAGATGAGTTTGTACCCGTTGTAATTAAAAGTGTTGCA